GGTAGTTCGCGCCCCAAGTTTTCTGGCCAGACAGAATATCCGTTGAGTTATGGTTCGAAACGCGATACCATCCTAGTCATGCCATACGGAAGCGCCCAGATCGAAGCATACAACGCCCGCATCCGAGAGACGGATAGCGGCACTGAGGTGTTGTGCAAGCATTGCTGTGAATGGAAGCCAGCATCTGGTTTTCACCTTGGCAATGGGAAGTTTAAGTCAATGTGCAAGGCTTGCCACTCATCGCGCTATAACAAGGCAGCCGGGTATGAAAGCCCAACGGCAAAGGCAAAAAAAGAGTCTGCCCATGCCAGAAAGCAGGTTTGGCTTGCGGAACTTCAGGAATGTACCATTTGCGGTGAAGTGAAGGAGCGCAGGAATTTCTACAACGCGCAGCGCAAAGGTTACCTTCCGTATTGTTGCAGCCCGCGAAGAACCCATGAGCAGATTGAAATAGATATCGCAGAGCAGATGAAGACCTGCTTTGAGTGTGGCCTTCGATTGCCGTTTGATGAATTTTCGTATGCCCCGAATGGCCGCGACAAGAAAAAACCATACTGCAAGTGCTGCATCGCGGCGATTATGCACGAAAAGTCTGATAGGCCAGAACGCCGGCGCATGATGGACGAGACGGGCGATGGCTCAGTGACAGTTCCAAGGTTGAGCATGATGTTGAGGGAATCCACAAACTGCTCCCACTGTGGCGTTGCGATGACACAATCCTACCCGGTTAAGCCAACGCAGAGGACGATTGACCACAATCTTCCTCTTTCTCGCGGCGGCAAGCATGTGATTGAGAACATGTCCGTCATGTGCCTGAGTTGCAATTCTGCAAAGCAGGACAGGACCATCGAAGAGTTCAGCAGAGTAAAAAAAAAGATGGTGCCATGACTGAGACACAGCCTGAATACATGACGTATGATGAGGCGCGCACCAGAAAGGTCGCAGCCGAAGCAGCGATTGCTGAGTTGGAACTTGCCAAGATCAGGGGCGAGTTGGCGATTGTCTCTGCGGTCGTTTCTGCATGGGAAGATGTGCTTTCAGCACTCAAGGCCAAGCTTTTGTCGATCCCAACCAAGATGGGGCCAATCTTTGCGGCTGATGATGATGCTTTGAGCATCCAAGACAAGCTGGAGAAGCAGATCAGGGAATGCTTAGATGAACTCTCAAACTATGACCCACTTTCAAACCCCTCAGGCACTGGGGTTGCTTTCTCTGAGCCTGAAGGGGGCGATGGAGATCCTGAAGCCACCGCCAAAGCTAACCGTAAGCCAGTGGGCAGACCAAAAAAGACGGCTAAGTTCTCAGAGTAGCGCAGAGGCTGGTCGATGGAATACATCTCGGGCTGAGTACCAGCGCGGCATGATGGACGCCTGTTCTGACCCAAACATCAAGCAGGTCGTCATTATGTCGGGCGCGCAGTTGGGCAAATCTGAAGCCCTTCTGAACATCATCGGCTATCACATTGAGCATGACCCAAGCCCTATTCTTCTTATGCAGCCGACAGTTGAGATGGCGCAATCCTTTTCGAAGGACAGGATCACGTCTGGTTTATTGTCTACAACGCCATCTCTGAGGGGTAAGGTTAAAGACCCCCGCGCCCGAGACAGTGGCAATACAACGCTGCACAAGACCTTCCCCGGTGGCGCTTTGAGCATGGTCGGCGCGAACAGTCCTGCGGGGCTTGCCTCAAGGCCGATCAGGATTGTGCTTTGCGACGAGGTGGACAGATATCCAGTTTCTGCGGGCGAGGAAGGCGACCCTGTGGCGCTGGCAACCAAGCGTGCGATGACTTTCTGGAACAGGAAGATAGTTCTTGTCAGCACCCCTACCGACAAAGGCGCAAGCAGGATTGAGTCTGCATATCAGGAAAGCGACCAGCGGCAATATTATGTGCCTTGCCCGCATTGTGATCACATGCAAACGCTTCGCTGGGCGCAGGTGCAGTGGACGGAGAAAAAAGCATCAACTGCGGCATATTATTGCGAGGAGTGCGGTGCAGCATGGTCTGATGTCCAGCGGCACAAGGCTGTCTCGAATGGCAGGTGGGTGGCGGCAGCACCATTTTATGGCATTGCTGGATTTCATATCTCATCACTTTATTCGCCTTGGGTATCGATCCCAGATGCAGTGGATGAGTTCCTGAAATCGAAGCGTGACCCCATGCGGCTGAAGACATGGATCAACACCTTCCTCGGCGAGACATGGGAAGAGCAGGGCGATCAGGTCGATGAGATGGACCTGATTGAGCGCAGCGAGAACTGGGGCGACGAACTGCCGGAAGAGGTCTTGCTGCTGACCGCTGGCGTTGACGTGCAGGATGACCGCTTGGAGGTCGAGATCGTTGGCTGGGGCCGGGGTGAGGAAAGCTGGTCGATTGCCTATGAGACGATGTATGGCGACCCGTCTTCGGCGGAACTGTGGAACCGCTTGGACATCACGCTGGCGCGCAAGTTCGACCATCCGCGCGGAGAGATGGTGATCAGATCGGTCTGCGTTGACTCTGGTGGTCACTACACTCAGCAGGTCTACAACTATGCCCGGCTTCGGGCTGGCCGCCGTGTCTTCGCCATCAAAGGGATCGGCGGCGAGGGCAAGCCGATTGTGGGCAGGCCGACGAAAAACAACATTGGCAAGATCAACCTTTTCCCGGTCGGCACCGACACGGCTAAGGAACTGGTCTACGCGCGGCTGAAGATCAGGGAAGAGGGCGAGGGTTACTGCCACTTCCCGGTCGGTCGCAGCGATGAGTATTTCCGCATGCTGACGGCTGAAAAGAAGGTCACCCGGTACTTCAAGGGCAGGCCGAGGACAGAGTGGGCGAAGGTGCGGACACGCAACGAGGCGCTCGACTGCCGGGTGTATGCAACGGCTGCTTTGGCCATCCTTAACCTAAACCTAGAAGCTGTTTACAGTCAGGCCCAAAATCAGGTATCATCGGACAGGCAAGACAGGCCCTCACGCAGGCCGGGAATGCCTATGCGAAGCGGGTTCGTCCACGGGTACAAATAATGGCCAATCTTTTCGACGCTGCCAATGCTCCTGAGGTCGAACCTCTCAAGTTTGTTCTTGGGGACTTCGTCCAATGGAAGAGATCAGATCTTGTGGCCGATTACCCGCTTGCGTCCTACAGCGCACAATATGTCGCTAGGATCAGCAGTGGTGGCAGCACAGAGTTCACCGTTGTGGCGACCGAGGCTGATGGGACGTATCTCTTCACGATCCCCAGTTCGACATCGTCTGGCTTCACTGCCGGGGACTATCATTGGCAGCTTGAGATCGTCAGGACATCTGACAGCAGTCGGATTGTTGTTGAGCGTGGAGATTGGTCCATAATTGTTGACTTAGATGTCAACGGCTCTGACCCGCGCAGCCATGCTCAGATTATGATTGTAAAGATTGAATCTATCTTGCAGGGCAAGGCCGAAAGCGACGTTGGAAGCTACAGCATCGCTGGCCGCTCTTTGACCAAGATGAGTTTCGCGGAACTCATGGAAGCCCGCGACAGGTACAAGGCTGAGTACACTCAGGAACTTGTCAAAACGCGGATTGAATCAGGCAAGCCCAGTGGCGCAACTGTGAAGGTGAGGTTCGGCTGATGGGTTTCTTGAACATCTTCAAGCGCCAGAAAAAGGCAACCGGGAAGCGTGATTATCTGGCCGCCTCAAAGGGCCGCCTGTACATGGACTTCAAGGGCAGCAACAAGTCTGCCGATTCCGAGATCCGCTGGGTGCTGCGGGATCTCCGCAACCGCGCCCGCGATCTGGAGCGCAACAATGAATACGCCCGGCGCTACCTGCAATTGATGCAGACCAACGTGGTCGGCGAGAATGGGTTTCGCCTTCAGTTGAAGGGCCGCAACATCGATGGCTCAATCGACATGGCGGGCAACAACATCATCGAAGGCGCGTGGGCCGAGTTCTGCCGCCTCGGCGGCCCGACCGTTGACGGCAAGATGTCGATGGCCGACCTGTCGAATGCCGTTGTGCGCGGCGTGAAGCGTGATGGCGAGGTGTTCCTGCACATCGTCCGCAAGTCTTACCTGCGGCACGGCATTGGCGTGCAGATCATTGAGCCTGACCGTGTCGATGAGCAGATGAACGAGACGCTGCGAAACGGCAATCAGGTACGCATGGGCGTAGAACTGGACGGCAAGACCCGCCGGGTGTCGGCCTATCACGTTCTGGTCAACAACCCCGGCGACTATGATTACACCACGACGACCACGGGCATCTTCCGTGAGCGCATCCCGGCTGAACAGATCCTGCACATCTACAATCAGGAACGCGCAGATCAGACGCGCGGTGTGCCTGAACTGGTCACGGCGATGCCAGCCCTGAAGATGCTGCACGGCTATCGTGAGGCTGAACTGGTGGCGGCCCGTGTCGGCGCGGCCAAGATGGGCTTCTTCACGTCTCCCGCTGGCGATGGCTTCACGGCTGACGGGTTCGAAGACACCTTCACGCCGATCTACGACGCCGAGGCTGGCACGTTCCACCAGCTTCCGGCTGGCGTTGACTTCAAGGCCTTCGACCCGACGCATCCGACATCGGCCTTTGCTGACTTTGAGAAGGCCATCCTGCGCGGCATCGCTGGCGGGCTGGGCATCAGCTACACCGCGCTGGCCAACGATCTGGAAGGCACGTCCTACTCATCTGTGCGGCAGGGTGCGCTGGAGGAGCGGGATTTCTACAAGACGCAACAGCGGTTCTTCATCGAACACTTCATCGATCCGCTCTTCCGCGTCTGGATGGCCCATGTGATGGACTTCGCTCTGATCCCGATCAACGGGCCGGGCAAGTTCGACAAGTTCTCAATGGGCATCTCTTGGCGTGCGCGTGGCTTCCAGTGGGTTGACCCACTCAAGGAGATCAATGCGGCTGTCGTCGGCTTGCAGAACGGCATCATAAGCCACACCGACATTGCGGCGACCTATGGCCGCGATGCCGAAGAGACGTTTGCCCAGATCCAGCGGGACAAAGAGATGGCGGCCCAGTTCGGCCTGTCGATGGCCTATGAGCCTTTCGGCACCAAGCTGCCTGTCGAGGCTCAAGTGGAGGACAACTCGAATGGCGTATGAACCGACAGGCGGCATGAAAGAGGAAGCCCAGCGCGGCCTTGATTGGCGGCGTGAGTTCGGGCGCGGTGGCACCGAGGTTGGCATCGCCCGCGCGCGTGACATCGTGAACGGGAAGAACCTGTCGCTGGACACGGTCAAGCGCATGCGGAGTTTCTTCGCCCGCCATCGCGTTGACAAGGAAGCCGAGGGTTTCAGCCCCGGCGAAGAGGGATACCCGTCCAATGGCCGCATCGCGTGGGCCTTGTGGGGCGGCGATGCTGGAGATGATTGGGCCGAAGACATCGTCGAGGATGTCGAGGACGATGACGACGAGGAAGACATGAGCGAGGATCGGGCCGCTGGTGAGCGCCCGTATGCCAATGAGCATGCAGCCCGCATCAAAGATCCTCGCCAGTACGACAGCTTCCGCCGCCGCAACAATGGCGGTGGCCGTGGCGTTGACTACATCTTCGGCATCAAGGACGGCACCAGCGAGATCCAAGCAATCCGTTTCCGCGTGCAGTTCTACACGGTCGCCGAGGCGAAGGCATGGCTGAAGCGGAACGACTTCGAGCCTATCCAGTTTGAGCCTGCGACTGACGAAGCGCGCTCTATGCAAGACGGGGGTGAATTTGATATGATCGCCCGTGAAATGGAGGACAGCGCCATGCAGGAAGAAGAACACGTCGAGCCGACCGAGGTTCAGGAAGAGCCTGAACTGGAGGAAGTTCGGTATTCGCGCGACGGCATCGAAACTCGCGCGATGGCGTTTGAGGATCAGGTCATCGACACTGATGCGCGCCGCGTGAAGATCGCTGTCTCCTCGGAAGAGCCTGTTGAGCGTTCTTTCGGTATTGAAATCCTCGACCACAAGCCCGGCAGCATCGATCTGTCGTTCTTGAATTCTGGTCGAGCGCCGCTTTTGCTGGATCAC